ATCATTACTGTCATTCCAAAAATCTATCTCAAGAATGCGGTCAGTACGAGTCATCCTCATTGTATTTGATGCGGATGGTAATTTAAAAACTATATAAGGGAATGTCGGGTTATCTTTAGCAACACCGTCATATACATTAAGGCCGGATAATTGCTCCAACCTTTCTTTAATGTAGTATTTCAAATTAGTTAATTCCAACACCCATCGACCTCCCCGCTATTGATTGAATTTCCGATAAATGATTATATACCGCCGGCCTCATAAATGGCGTACCCTTCATTTTATAAGTACCAAATTCTTGATAAACTGCATAATGACAATTATTTAATAATACTAAATTTTTACCAAGTAACCCACCCGTCAATCGATAAGTATTTCGACTTTTTAAATAACCTGTGTCAACTGCCACATAATAATCCATTTTCGATTTACAAAACCGACCTATTTCGTGTAATGTATTGGTTTGATTTCTCCTCAATAAGTTCATAAAGCTCGGTATATTGTTAGTTACTTGAAGTCTTATCCAGCCACTTTGATTTGTTTGTACACCCATAGATTATCACCTCGTTAAATCATCATAGACCTTATTCATGATATTACTATAATTAGTCATTGAAAAAACTTTAGCGTGATTTAATATGTTTTCTTTGTCGATACCTTTGTCAAAATCATCTTTAAATAATTTAATTGCATCCACTACATCTAAAGGATCGGCCATGTCACACGTATAATCGGCAACCTTACAACCATTTTGACTTATTACAGGAATACCACATGACAAAGCTTCGCCAATCGTACGGGTAATTATTCTATTTGGACTTATTAAACAATCAACACCCCTGTAAACCTGTTCCATATGACTAACCCTTGGCCTTAAATCTCCTAATGCATTTAACTTTCTCAATGTATTAAATAAATAACCCCAACCACTTTGATTAATATGGTCATGGCCATAGAAATGGAATTTTAAACCTTGTATTTGTTTGGCTGCTGCAATTATACCAACTGTTAATTCATATAGGTCAATATCTTCGCGACTACTATCACAAATTAAAAAATTGACTTCGCCTTTATTCTCTAATTTATGTATCATTTCACTATTATTATTAAACCTTGTTTCGTCGATAACTGGATATTCAAGTATTAAATCTTTACCATTAAATAAATGTTTCCAATGCGGCTCAAATTCAGGCCAAAAATATAACATTTTTTTTGACCTTGGCCAATCAGCAACCATTTTATATAAGCTATAACTTATCAATTCACCGGCTTGCTCTGGTCTAAAACTTGCTAAAGGCCTGCCATGTATCACCCAAATTAATGGGGATTGGTTTTTAACAATCCACTCGTCGGGCGCACCTGTGTGCATAATGATAACATCAGCGTCATTAATTAATGCAGGGTCACCAGTTACAAGGTTAAAACCTGCCCTATTATCTGTTGCTCCAATTTTAGGGGTTTGTCTTTCTCCTTTTATCGTAACACCTGAATCAATAAAAATTACTTGGTTTCCACTTATGGCATCCGCTTTGGCCATATCACGGGCGGCCTCATATATCCCCGCCTGATTGGGTGCGAATGGTGCTATATGACAAATAACCATTAAAAACCACCTCCTTATAATTATTAAAATAAAATTATCCTGCTGCTACTACTCCAACACTATCTACTTTGGAATTTGTAATAACAAAACTACTTACAATGGTACTTAAAGCAGTGCTTAATGCTGCCGCTGTTGCTGCTGCATCTACTACTGTACCTATACTTCCAGTTAATACACCGACTGAATCTACTTTACTATTTCCAGTAGAACCCAAGACACCAACTGAATCTACTTTACTATTTCCAGTGGATAGCAATACACCAACGGATGCCGCTGCTGATAATGCAGAACTACCAACAACACCAACTGAGGTAATTTTTGAACCGTTAGCAGTGCCGTAACTACCAATTAAACTATTTGCAGTGGATTGTAATACACCAACGGATGCCGCTGCTGACACTGCCGAACTGCCTAATACTCCGACGCTATCAGCTTTTGAATTCGCTGTACTTGTCAATGTTCCAACACTACCAACTTGTGTTCCAACACTACCGGCTTGTGTGCCAATACTGGATGCTTTTGAATTTATTGTGGAGTTTAATACTCCAATACTAACCGCTGAACTATTACCAGTACTTTGTAATGTTCCAACACTACCAACCAATGTTCCAACACTACCAATCAAAGTCGCTACGCTATCCATGATAGTAGCTGCTGAATCTACAACGACCGCTGAACTACCAATTGTGGATACCGCCTCGGATTGTGCTGTAATTATACTATCAAATACTACAGCATTTGATGCTATTGTACTGGAAGCTGTTGCAATTGAGCTTAGACCCAATCCAATACTATCTAATTTTCCTTTTAATGTTTTTGCCGCCATTTAAAACACCCTTTCAATTAGTTATTTTATAACCATTTTCGATTTATAATTATGTCAACACTTGAACTCTATCAAAATTAACTGTTTCGGTTTGATTATCTACTGTCAAATTAACTGTAAATCTCACAGCTTTAACAGTGCTTAATGTTTCATCCCCATACTTTGTAAATTCCGTAAATGGTATATTAAAAGTATTCCAACCATTAACTAACTGCCATCCTACAAAATAAACAAATGCATGCTCGTAACTATACGGTGTCGAGGTAAATAAAGTAGTCGATATACTTGCAATATTAGACTTATTTGCACTATACACAGAATACTTAAGACTGGTATGTTTTGATAAGTTCAAATTTTTAGTAATGTCTAAAGTAAAATAACCCGCAACATCACTATTTTTGATAAATTGTAAACTACCATTGCCAAATAATTTATTATTGGTAACCAGTGTTTTATCACAGCTATAAATGTAATCAAAATCATTTACATTATCACATTCAGCCAATAATATACTACTTAAGCCACTTTTTTTTGTTCTCCTACTAATCCCTAAACCTAACATTTTTTACACTCCCTTATACATTATGAGTGTCCCACTTGTTAGGGTTATTGATGTAAAATCACCAACTATTGACCTGTTCTCAGGTAGCGTCAAGGATGTTATTCCTTCAACATTAACGCCCTCGGCTGTTACAACGCATTCTGTTAATGCTTCAATACAGCAATAAATACCTGTATATGTACCGGCTGTTGATGTTACTGTCACACCATAACCGCCCATACTGGCCTTAATATTAGCTTTTTCAGTATTCATATTTATCCCCCTAACTATAGAGATTTATATAATATTTACATCTTTGTTTCTCTTCTTTATTCAAAGCCACAATTAAACGACGTTTCCACTTTCTTAAAAGTGTTTCCGTTGCTATAACAGGCCACATTTTTGATTTAAGTTCTTTTTCTGTCATCATATACCTCCAACAACCAATAATAAGAAATGTAAACAATTAGGGTGAAATAACCCTCTAGCTTTGGCGGCTTCCAGTTCTGCTAGGGTTAGAATTTTACCCTCAAAAGGTTTGCATAACTCACATATTGTTCCGTGACTGGATACTTTAACAACGTTTTTACCTTGTCTTTTTGCTTCCTCAATAACTGATAATCTTACCATTTCATTATTAACATGCCTTGAATACATATTACTATAAGTTTCTATATTCCAGCGCGCCCCGTTTTTTGCAGTAAAACCATGAAATCCATTATCAGCTATATTATTTAATATTTTTTGTTTTAAAGCTGGGTCATCAGTCGCCTTTAACATTTTTAATGCATTGTTATACTCAACATTAGCGTTTTTATACATGTCGTTCATTGCTTTTTTATAGTCAGTAATCAGCTTTGTAGCTTCCTCCGACTTTGAGTATTTCCAATAGTGGGATTCTGTTGCTTGCATTAAGCTGTGGTTGGTTAAATGCTTCCGCCATTGGAAAGTTTTTTCTTTGGCTAAGTTTGATAATGCCATATCCGTTATTTTAGCGTAATATTTAATTATCAAATCTATCATAAAACCAACCCCCTTGTATTAAGCTTTTGAGTGAATGTAAATACCTGTTCTTTTATTTTCTGGTATAAATAAATCATGATACAATCTGAATGCAAAGAACCAAGCATCCGCATTAGTATTAAGTGCAGGTGGTATCAATTTTTGAGGCATATGTCTAATAACAGCTATGACTATACTTATTGGTACAATCATAAAGTTAATGACTTTTGATCCTGATTGTGCGCTAAAACCTCCATCGGTTTCTCCAACACTAGTACCATCTAAAAAGTCAAAAGCTGTATAGAATCTACCTGCTGGTACTTTCATTAATGGCATCTCGTCAAATAACTCGATGTTTCTATTTAAAACACCGTTGTTTTGCTGACTAAATCTAATATTGATATGTTCGCCTGACTGTTTCATCAAACTATGCATTGTATTAGATACAAATAAAACACGACCTTCTTTTGGTACTTCTAAGTCGTTTAAAGCTTCAACACCTGTATCAATTGCTGATATCGCTGTGTCATCAGTCAAATCCGCTGATACGTTCGGACTACCACTATTTACTAAACTACAAATTTTATGGATTCTATAGGCATCAATTTCTGGGACAATGTTAGTTCTCATGTTTTCAGCCATTAATTCCATTGCGCCGGTCATCGCTTCCTGTGCGTCCATAGCGTCGAGGTTGTAACTTCTACCCCTATCCATAGCAAATGTGTGAGCCTCCCATGCGATAGTATTATTACCCGCTACATAACCGCCTGACCTGCTATAATCTCCTAATCCTTGTGCCGATAATTTTCTTAAATAAATTGTTTGTGCATTCTCTGGAGCAAATTTATATCTGGATTCTGCTGCTTCCAAAATTGCAGTTACGGAATCCGCCTTATAAATACGGTCAATCATTGACCTATAGGCTACTGCATATGATACACTATTAGCCATTTAAAACACCCTTTCAATAAATTATTTGTTATAATTTACTGGCATATTCTCCCCAATCAATATCGCCTCCACTGTTACCAGCTTCATCAATAATATTTTGAAAATCTAGGGGATTACTGCCTGCATTATCACCCTTGTTATTGGTTTTTGTTTTTGATACTTTTTCAACAAACAAATCTTTATAACTTGTTTTAAGTTCTTTCATAACATCTGTTAAACCTAAAACGTTATTACCTTCTACAGTTAAATTATCAAGGTTTATTTTACCCAGTAACAAATCACTGTGTTTTGCCCCTTCTTTCATTAACGCGGCTTCAACAAGATATTTTTTTGAAGTGTCGGCAATTGCTTTATCCTTCAACGCTAAATCATCTTTGTATTTTTTGCTCAACTCTGAATATTTACTCTTAAATTCTTCAGAACCTTTTAAAAGGTCTTTAGTTTCATTTAATTGCTTTTCGTAGGTTGTAACCTTTTCATCACTCAATTTTTTAGCCTCATTTACCTCGTTAAATCTGGATTTTGGGATGTAAGACCCATCATTTACGATGTCGAATTCATCAGGTTTTAAACCTTTTTCAAGTATTTTGTTATACAATTCATCACCGATTTTTAATTTAACTTTGTCACTCATTTTATATTCCTCCATTTTTACCGTGTATGACACGAATTTTTTTTTTATCATTTTTTACCGTGATTTTGTTCACGAAATTATGCTATATAAATTATGAATAGATAATTATAATTAACTATTAATTACTTAAATTATAACATGTGAATACTCAGGATGCAATTTTTTTGTCATTTTCGTCCTGATTAATACCATTTTTGTTAGATCGGTGGTTATTTTCAGGGTTATTTTTATTAAATTCGTCCATTGCTTCTTTTTTTTCAGCTTTTAATTTTTCCATTTCTTTTTGTACATCAGTCGGCCATGGGTGATGCTCGATTATTGTCTCCATACTAATTAGACCCATAGACATAACACAGGATTCAATTAATTCTTTTTCATTTATTAACATTGACCTGTTACATGTAATTTTGTCATCATATTTTGTCATATAATATAAAGTTAAGCACCTAGCAAATTTTTCATAAAATAATTTTATCTGTTTTTCTGTCCCGTTGGCCTTCATATCCAAACCACTATACCTATTTTTAATTACAACATTAGTAATGTTACCATCCCCAAGCGTGTCAGGGTCTAATCCTTGACCAATCTTAAATATGTTTTCTTTTAATATATCTAATATAACTTTTCGAGCTTCGACCGGAATTTCCACGGCCATATATTCCATATCGCCATCCTCAGGCATACCGGCCATTTTATAAGTTTTTAAATTATCCATGGTTTCTTTTAGCGTGTCTTTATCACCTGAAAAACCTTTTAATTTCATAATTGCTTCCTGAAATCTATTAATATTATCAACAAAACCGCTATTAATCTGATTGTACATATCTAATAACTCATGTATTCCGTCCATGTCGCTAACTTTAGACTTATTATTATACAAAGGTAAAAATGGTATAAATGGCAGGTTTTTAGCTTCCATATTTTCAAGTTCACCATTAAAAACTGTCTCAACAACAAAATGACTTTCATGTATAGAATCTACTATTTTATCTTTCCTAACTGTTGTAATAGTGACCCCTTTAAGATTCCATTCTTCTATTTTAAATTCTTCTTCATTGATTTTATAATATCTGATAATACCTATTATATTTTTATTATACTTATCATATAGAGGTATTATTTCACTATCATGTATAAGAATCCAATCAAGTCTATTTTCTTCGTTTACATAAAAATGTACCCATGCGGCCGTATCTAAGGCCGCATTCAATAATAAATCTTCTAACAAGTCAGTTATTACAGTTATCGACATTACCTCAGTTTCTTTTACTGTTGGTTCTTTGGCTAATAAATAATTAATTTTTTGATTGACCAACATTTTAAAATAATTAGTATACAAAAAAGCACTTGATCCTAATTTTATTGTTTTTACATTTCCATCGGCATCCACAACATCTATTTCCGACATCTGTTTTTTCTCTGGTTTGTAATGAAAATATTTTCTTGCCTCGTATTTACCTTGTTTCTTTTTCATATCTTCTTTTATCATTTTGACTAAATCATTAGGCATCACTTTTTACCTCCCCATGTAATTATTTGTTTTCTTATAATATCGTTTAACGCATATCTTGTCGCCGCGCTTGTGTGTGGTTCTTTCGGGTAATCATATATTAAATCCCCTGTCTTAATGTCTTTTTCATACTCATAGGTTTCCATATCTTCCGCGGCATGTGGAGTTCTTTTTTTATCAATGATAATTTCGTTTAGTTCAGATAACCATTTTATCCCGTGGGGCATGCTGTCCTTACCTTTTATTGCACCCCTTATATTAAGACCTTTTAGATTCAATTCGTTTATTGTTCTTGGTTCTGCTGAATCTCCACGAATCAAAAATATTCCACTCTTTGGCTTTATTTTATCGGCCAACATGTCATTAGTCAATCTATGACCATAAACTTCATCCAATATAAATAATCTATGGTTTTTTTCATCATAAAAAACCTCAATGTACTGAGATGCATCCCTAGTAAAACCAAAATCTATACCCCTTGATAATTTGGTCATCTGGAAAATTTCTTCATCTGTAATTGTTCTAAGTTTAACATTTGGATATATTTCCAAACCTTCGCCGATTTCTTCGCCCATGTACATATGGTTATATTTTCTAAGGTTTATTACTTTTAGTTGTTCTGCTTCCTGAATAAATACTTCACCTAACCACTCACGCGGGGCATCCAAATAAGTACTATGATGGATGTATCTATTTGGCAAATCAATTTTACTTTCTTTATTGACCCAATTATTTTTACTAGCAGGTGGGTTATATCGATACATTGCAATTGCTTCATCCCCACCCCTAAATAATGATTGATTAATACTCATTATTTCATCCATACCGTTAAATTCTGTTAGTTCTTCATATAAAGCAAATTTACAATATCCTTTTTTAAACTTTATTGATTTAATTTTTTCATAATCTCTTTTGTTGGCTGCACCTCTAAATAGTATTTCATTGTCTTTAAACCACATTCGCATAGGATTTAGCGTGTGATGCCAATACTCACTTAAACCAAGTATACTAATAGCCCACAACAAATCCGCAAATATAGAGTCTTTGATTGTTTCCTTTACTTTCCTCATTGCTACCGCATGTCGAACTTTGCCATTGAGAGCATCCTCGGTTAGTTTAATAATAGTATAAATATCTGAGTATGACGATTTTAACGATCCCCTGCCACCTTTCATCCAATAATGTAAATGTTTGCGCTGCTCCATATCATGGAACATTTCATAATAAGCCCCGCCAATAACATCAGTTATATTAATTGTCGGCATCCGGATTCACCTTCTTTTTATTGCTAAATGGTACATTATTAACAATCTGTAATTTATCATCTTTGCCATGTGGATTTGTTCGTCTTTCCTCTTTGTAATAGTCAACTATGGCCTTTGATGCATTTATCCTATCTTTTGGTTTTATCTGTATTTCTACAATTTTAACCTTTTCATCAAAATTTCTACCTTTAACAGACTTTACTACAGTAACTACCTGTTCTTTTTCTTTGCCCCTCATAGCACTTGACAAATATTTCATAGTTTCTTCTAAACTTGCCATATTGGTATCATGCATCTCTTTCATCATGTAGTTAATATACTGTTTTACATCTGGCCTGTTTTTCAATCTATAAGCCTTATTAATTAAAGCTTGTCTAGTTTTGCACTTATAACCAGATAATTCAGCGGCTTTAGTAGCATCCATATGTTTGAGGTAATTGTCTGCAAATAATTTATGTCTAGGACTTAGCAATAATTCAATTTCCACCGCGTCCACCTCCTTTATAACATTATAACACAATATACGACTTTTAACGAGAATACAAATAAACCCCTATTCCTAGGGGTTTATTTGGTACAATATATCTATAAAAGAAAGGTAACCAGCTAAGACCATTTTATTAACGTAATTATATTATATCTGATAATCTACCCTTAATCAAGTCAATATAATTATTATCTCTCTCAATTAATATACAGTTTCTATTTGTTTCTTTACAAATAATCCCTGTAGTGCCTGACCCTGCAAAACAATCTAAAACAGTATCCCCAACATTTGAACCTGTTAAAACGATACGACGATATAATTCAAGGGGTTTTTGTGCTGGATGTAATTTACCCTCTTTGAAATTACTTTGAGGGGTCGCAATTTCCCAGACATTACTTTGTATATTAAAATTTTCTTGTACATAAGGATCGTCAAAATTTAAGTATCCGGCATCCTCACCATATAAATAAAATATTGGCTCATAATTAATTCTATAACTTTTTCTATTGAACATTTTTACATCATTTTTCTTATACCATATTATTTCTTTACCAAAATTAAAGCCAAAAAAATCATTCCGTTTTAAGACCTCATATAAGCCATATTTATAGTCAGGGGCAAAACTAATATAAATACGTCCAGTTTTTAATTTAACCTTTGGTATGATGATTTTAAGCCAATCCTCGGTAAACTGTAAGAATACATCATAATTATCAAATGTATCCCATGAATCATTCAATACAAAATATGGCGGGTCAGTACATAATAAATCAATACTACTATCTGGAATACTGGATGCCTTTTGAAATAAATCACCCTCATATAATGTGATGGTTGTAGGGAAAACGCCGTTTTTAGCGTGGTCTAATAGTCTTAATGCTTCCTTTTTCCTAATCTCGTTTTTAACCTCTCGTTTTGTTTTTTCACCTTTATAAATTTTCTCGGCTTCATCTGGATAATCTTCTATAAATTTACCATCACGCTCAATAGTCGCTTTACTAACTTTAAACTGGTTACTTAATTTTTCAGACGTTTTCAAATCCTCATTTTGATGACTTGATTTTCTATCACCACCATGACCTAGCTTATATAAATTATAAAGTTTACCCCTAATAATACTTAGCTGGTCAGGATTCAAATTCCTTCTACCCAATTGATTATTTAGCATCCATTCTATGACTGCCCCTCTATCGGTCAATCTTTCAGTATAATCGATTGTATCAAAGTCAAGCCAACCGTTATCCTTAGATATTTTAAAACGGTTATGACCATCAATTATTAAGTCGTTCCATATTGCTATTGGTTCACGAATACCATCCTCAACACAATTTGTTTGAAGCTGCTGGAATTCCTCTTTTGTCAATGGAGGTATCAACTTTTCAAACTCATTATCAATCTTTAAATCTTTATTAGCATACATCGTCATCACTCCAAACATGGTAAAATGCTGCACCTGCACAGCCAACTAAAACACCTACTATAAATCCTATCAATGCTATTATAAAATGCGTCATTGTTAAACCTCCATCGATTTTGATAATTCTTTTAATTTATTTATAATTTCATCGGGTGTTAATTTTGTACCATCTATTTCTTTACCCATATACATGAATTTACTAGTTGTTAAAATTGCAATACTTGCCAATAAGAGCTTACCTTCATTTGATTTATTAAAGTCTAAATGTCTCATAACCATGTGTATACATTCTTTTTTAATATCATTAATAAGCGGTTTATTGACTGAGTAATCACAATATGTATAATTATTAGTGCATTTTTTATTCCCGTGATTATCTACCAAAATACCAGCGTGACAATTAGAACATCTTT